TTCGCATTTTTGCTCCTTTTAATAGTTTAATACAGTATTATATAGCCTGTCGGCTATTATGTCAAATGTTGACCGTAAGTCCTTTATCTTTAAGGATTTTTTGGTTTTGTCCTGCTAACAGACTACCCTTAATTGCCTCACCTATAGTGTTCGTCTCGATCAGATCCAATAAAATCTGTCTAGCACCTAAATTGTGCTGATCTCTGCCTATACTAGGTAATTGTTCTGCGAAAGATAATGCGATTGCCTTACTGGAAGAAAAATTAGTTGTATCTATATCAACTTTGGTTAGAAGTGCTTTCGAGTCGAAAACTTGTTTGCCTATGGCGTCCCAGTTGTTATATATTGTTTCTGACGCCTGTCTCAATTCTAAACTTCCAATAGATAGAAATGACCTAAGGTTGTTATAATAGGTGTCAAGTGCTGTTTCTATAGCCGCAATAGCTAGAGCTTTACTAGCATACGATCCTGCTCCTACCCCAGTTACAACATAAGGTGCTCCGCCAGCATCAGCGGCAACGCTTATTATATTATCATAGCCTGCTATAATGTTAACTCCGTCAGAACTTGCCGAAACCACTGCTAGAGCTGTAACAATCTCATCTAATCTATTTTGTAAGTATGTTCCTGATACAGGACCTAATATATCTCTCACAGTTGCTTGTCCATACACCCCATCTCCTGTGCCAACCTGTGCAAGTATTGTATCTGTAGTATCTGTGGGTAATGTTAAGGTTATATTATCTAAATTAGATAATGCTCCTGGTGTTACTAACGATTTTATAAGATCCCCTAACTCAATATTACTTCTTATTCTTATTCTGTTAAACTTTGTAAGTGCTTGGGCTACTTCTGTGTAACTGCTAAAGTTTATATTATCATATGACGTCAATAAACTCTTCTTAGGGTTTAAAACATCTGCCAATGTCCTTACTCTAGGGTTATTAGCAAACTCAAATCCTTTTCTAAATTCGTCATTAATGTTTATATTGTCTAAAAGACTGTAAAAGAAGTCCTCATATGATGTGTTGTACCAGTCTATGTCTGTAGACAAGTCGAGTGACGATATAAAGTCCTCTAATGGCTGAGCTAGGCCAAGTTCGTTGTCTATAACAAGTTTAGCCAGGCCTCTTGCAGTACCAAACAACTCTAGATCCTTATAATCAAATATGTTACCTAGCCCTATAATGTCATCGCCAAAATTATTAAGGTTATCTTGTGTGTTTACTATTAGGAATCCTGTCAGACCTGCTGTTACCGTATCACTTTGTACATTAACTTTAGCACCATGATCTTCTAAGTTCGTATAATTTATTGTATTGATATTATCCATGGTATTGAAAACTGATGTAGCATAACCATGCGATTGCATTAGAAACTGTAGAAAACCTGTATGATCACCACTTGCAAACAACGTTGTAGCGTATGTGTAGTAAGCAGAGCGTAAACTAGATGTAGGTGTTACAGTAGTGTAGGCACTAGGCACATTACCAACAAGTCCTGGCATAATGTCATTACCTAAGTCGCTTATGTCAACACCTACGCCATCGGCATCTGAGATTGCTTGTTGCGCTTTAGAAATAATGTTGGTGTTTGCATATTCTGTAAACAGGGTGTTCACAAAACTATTGTCTAGTCCTTGGTCTTGAACTAGACCTCTTGCGGCAATGATCGCTAGGTGCTGTGACATCTATTACCCACCACAGATTACTGTGGATTCTCCTGTGGCGTTACTGTGCCCACAGTTATTTGCGTCGCCTATACGAGTCACACCTCTACCACCAGCAAACACAGTGCCACTATGCCCCACTACTACAGGAGCACAATGAGGTGCACCTACAGGAATACACGCCGCATCTGGTGTTAAGACTGATCCCTTAACAGCGCAGGCGTTTCCGCTTATTATTACATTTTCAATTACATTAGACTGTATTACACCATTTGCAGTATTAATGTCACTTCGTCTGGATACTGGCGGCACTTACATCTCCTTTGGCTATCTGTATACCCGATGTGCCTTGTATATAACTATCAGCGGCGTCTTTGGCAGTAGTACCATGAAACACAATATGCTGATTTTTTAGCACTACTGTATTTATTTGCGCTGTCATGCCCATTGGTATCAAAGCCATTCCTTGTTGACTTGGCATCAGTGAGAGAGGTTTTTCTACTTCAAACCCTTCTTCTTTACACTCTACAATTCTAGCAATACATTCCTGTCCTGTTACTAACATGAAAGTTACAATATCACCTTTGTCGTACTGTGGTTTGTTAATTAGCATTTAGTTCCTCAATTCTCTGTTTAATAACTTCTAATGGTGCTTTTGCAAGTCCTTGGTAACCACCTTCTACAAGTAGTTGTCCTTTTACATACAGTTGTGGCACTGTCTTGTGACCCTCTGCTAAAACAAACTGCTTTGCTGATGAGTCTTTAATAATATTAACTTCCTCGTATGGGATGTCGTTTTTCTCCAGTAGTGCCTTTGCCTGAGAGCAGAAAGGACAATGGTCTTTTGTATATAATGTAATCATAAGAATTTTTTCACCTTTTCAAATACTTCATCAAAGTTTGTAATAACTTCTTCGTTGTTATCGAACACAATGCTGTCCTCTAAATTAGGACAAGCATCACATATACAGTTGTATTCGTCTGCTGAGCAGTCAGCAATATTGTCGATATGTGTGTAAGTATAACGCTTTTGTTCCATAAGAGCAACATCACGTTGCGTCATAATCCAGTTACCTAGTAGCTCGTACTCACTAAACCATTTAATGTTTGGTGTAGGAACACTGTCTGGATCTTCAGGAACATTATTAATTATCGCATCAAAAGGATCGCAGTTATTTCTTTCAATAAGAGCGTGTTTAAGTTTCAGCCAGTCCTCTTTATAAACAGGCATAAACTCTGTGACAAAACTATGAGGTACTTGACGTTCTATACCTAATGCATTTTGTAATACTTGGTAGTAACCCGGACTGTGTGTTTCGTTAGGCAGTATAAAATACTTGAGTAAGTCACCTTCCCATAAGTTGTACGGGTTTATACAAAATGTATCAGGGTCTTGTATGAGGATTACGTCTGCATCTATGTAATCTAGACTAGCAAGTTTGAGTGCTTGTTGATATAACCAACTATTGCGATAGTCTCCAGGGATCCACCAGTTACGCACAGATGGATATAGACTATCCATCTCACCATCAAACACATATTTAAATTCTGATGTGTCTAGGTACTTAGATAAAACTCTATCTAAAAATGGATTGTCTTCTGTAGTTTCACAATTTGTGAATATGTACGTTTCGTCTATACCCTGGATATAGTGGTCAAACTGTAAACTTAAGCAAGTATGTGGTATTCTATAGTGTGCAACAAATAACGCTCGTGCAACCTTCACAAAGTCATACCTTTGAAGGTATCTCCGTCAACGTCTTGTTTTGTGCCACCAATTACATAACTACTAAGTTCTACTTCTTGTGGTGCTACTTGTACTTCAGCACCAGCAATCCACTTCTGTGTCCACGGCAGAGGATTGCTTTGTCCTACTCTGTATGGCGACTCTACACCAATAGCAGTCATGCGCTTGTTGGCTAGCCATTCAACATAGTCTGTAAGTAGTTGCTTGTTAAGACCAATCATTGATCCGTCTTTAAACAAGTATTCTGCCCAAGCAGTTTCTTGTTCTACAGCATCTGTAAATATTTTCTGTATTTCTTGTTCGCACTCTTTCTTAATCTTAGCAAAGTCTTTGTCATCTGTTGGCAGTAACTTTAACAATGCTTGGGTACTTGCAAGGTGTACATTTTCATCACGAGCAATAAACTTAATAATTTTAGCATTGCCTTCCATTTTTTTAAGTTCAGCAAATGCCCAACTACATGCAAATGAAACGTAGAAGCGAATACCTTCTAATGCGTTAACACTATTGAGAGCAAGCCATAGTTTCTTCTTAAGTTCGTACTTGTCTATCTTATATGACTTTCCATTTACTGTATGGTCGCCTTCGCCTAATAGGCTATAAAACTGTGAGTAGGTAATAAGATCATCGTAGTACCCTGTAATCGCTTCTGCGCAGGTCACAATCTCATTAATATCAGTTAGCCCATCGAATACTTTTGCAGGATCGCTATACACATTACGAATAATATGTGTGTAACTACGACTGTGAATAGTTTCGTTAAATGCCCAAGTCTCTATCCAGGTTTCAAGTTCTGGAATTGTGCATAGAGGCAAAAATGCTAGATTAGGCGAGCGACCTTGTACACTGTCTAATAGGATTTGTCTTTTAAGGTTACTGGTAAAGATGTGTTGCTCATGCGCAGTTAAGTCTTTAAAGTCTTTGGCATCACGCATGACATCAACTTCTTCTGGTCTCCAAAAGAAACCTAACTGTTTGTCTGTAAGTTTTTCAAACTGTCTGTACTTTACTGTATCGTATCGTTGTATACCACTACCACCTTTTGGATCCAAGAAAGCCAATGCCTTAAGGTGGTTGTTGTTTTTCTGAATGTTAAAAACGCTCATTATTATATCCTATATTACGCAACTCTCACAGGCTTCGTCGTCGACTTCACCGGGTTGCAGTTCCTCTAACTTATTCACATCTATTTCACCTTGACCATCATAGGTGTTGAAATAGTATAACTGCTTGCCACCATACTTGTAAAACATCATTAGATGCTTTAACATGTCGCTCATTGGTATCTTTTCATCTTCGTACCACTGTGGATTGTAACTGGTATTAACACTAATACCCTGATCGATATACTTCTGTAGAACTGCCATAATCTTCAAGTAACCACTTGGGTCTCTTTGATCCCATAACAATTCGTATTTATTTTTTAGTCTGCGATACTCAGGTACCACTTGTTTTAACACACCGTCTTTACTTTGTTTTACACTAACATAACTGCGTGGTGGCTCAATGCCGTTAGTAGCATTACTAATCTGTGCAGATGTTTCTGCAGGCATAAGTGCCATTAGTGTAGCGTTTCTAATGCCATGCTGTTTAATCTCTTTGCGTAGGTAGTCCCAGTCAAACTGTCTTTGCTTGGGCTCTACTAATTCGTCAACATCACGTTTGTATGTGTCAATAGGAAGTATGCCATCTGCATACTTCAAGTTATCAAAGCCTTCACACTTACCTTGTTCTTTGGCAAGTTCCATACTGGATCTAATTAAGTAATAACTCCAGGCTTCTGCGTACTGGTCTACTAGCTCTAGTGCTTTGGGATCACTATAACTTGTATCGTTCTTTGCTAACCAGTATGCTAAATTAATGATACCAACACCTAATGGTCTGTATTCACGTGTGGCTTCTTCTGCCGCTCGTACTGGATATCCTTGATAACTTAGTAGTGCATCTAGTCCACGTACTGCTAGTCTACAAGGCTTCTCAAAATCTTCTGGAGATTTAATTGCACCCCAGTTGATAGCACTCAGTGTACACAATGCTATCCTACCTTCTGGATCCTCAAAACTTGTAAGTGGTTTAGTTGGCAAGTCGATTTCGCAACATAAGTTACTTTGTTTAATTGGTGCTACTTCTTGCTTGAACGGTGAATGTGTATTTGCATGATCC